ATGTATGTAGCGCTAACTCGAGCCACTACTAACGTATATATAAACTCATGAGCTATATTAAAAATTCATTACCCGATGATTGGGAACCTGAACGTAATTATCAATCTCCTAAAAACTATGTATGTATAGGAACTGAAGAAATAGAGGCTAAATGGTTACCTAGATGGTATGAAGTACCATTTGACGAATGCTGTTTTCCTGGAGAAATACCTAGTAAACATATAAGAGACGATGTAATCAAAGCTACTCCTCTAATAAAATTAACATATAGACCAGATGGCGATTACGAAGAACATCTTAAAATCCTTAAAACTGAAAGGTTACTAAATGGCTCTACAGTACACAAATAAACATGACGTATCTCTCGCATTAGCAGTATTCCTAATGATGGATTCTTACGATCACGACGATAGACCTAATTCGGTAAGTGCTACTGGATTGCTTCGTCCTCTCCGTCAGCTAGTTCTATCCCAACAAAATAAAGAACTACTTAAGACAGTAGATATTTCAGATCTAGTAGCCTCTAGAATGGGTACAGCTATCCATGATAGTTGTGAAGCAGCATGGACAGACCTTGCTAATGTTGCTCAAGCACTCAAAGTACTAGGGGCATCTGAAGCAGCTGTAGATAGTATTGTGATTAATCCTACATCTCTGAAGCCTGGGCAAATCCCAGTCTATGTAGAACAGAGAGCTGAGAAAAAGATACTCGATTTCTACGTCACTGGTAAATATGATCTAGTTCTAGACGGAACACTTAATGATTATAAATCTACCAGTGTCTGGACTTATATCTATGACAGCAACGCTGATAGTTACACTAAGCAAGGCAGTATTTATAAATGGTTAAATCCAGAAAAGATCACTAGTGATTATATTAATATTAATTATATATTCACAGATTGGTCAGCTTCTAAAGCTAGGCAAGATCCTAAACAGTATCCACAGCAACGGGTACTTACAAAGAAGTATCCTCTCTGGGGTAATGATGCAACGGAACAATGGATCATGAATAAGTTAGAAGCTTATCAAGTTCTCGCTGATTCTCCACAAGAAGTGCTACCAGAATGTACTGATGAAGAGCTCTGGGCTTCTAGGACTGTACATAAATACTATAAGAATCCTAATGCCTTAACTAGATCTACTAAAAACTTCGACACTATGGATGAAGCACTAATTCGCAAAGCTAATGATGGTGATGTTGGTACGATTGTAACTGTACCCGGCGAAGTGAAAGCATGCAGGTACTGCCCAGTTGTAGCTATCTGTAACCAAGCAGAGACTATGCTAGCAGATGGAAGACTAAATCTATGAGTGACAACTTTATATTAGTTGGTGCACTCAAAAGATATGTAAACATTCCATTCAAGAAAGCACAACTAACTCGCCTATCTACAGATGAGTTAATTTGGCTTGCACAAACCTATAAACCACGTGGGTTAAAGTCGCTCATAATAGAACATCTGACTAAATAATAATTAGATAGTAGAGGTTGGCTTACACCGCAAGGCAAGCAAGAGAACTTCCAAAGCTCTGAACACGACCTCTATTATCTTTATTTACTTTGGGAGAAAACTATGTCCGCACAGCAACTAAAAGCAAAAGCAGAAAGAATATTAAAAGAACTAAGTAAATCTACAAGAGCCCCGCAACATGCAGCTCATCAAATGAATTTAGGTAGTCTAATTAAAGCACTCTCTAGAGAAAGGACAGGACTATACGTAGTTACGAGTAACGGAGATTCTCCTGGTATGCCGCATATGTATCACGGCTACTATTCAGATATGGCATTCGAACCTTCTACTGAATTAATTACTGTCGTTGAATTTATACAGGTATGTGATGACGCTATGGCTATGCCATTCATGGGAGCTGAAGGTGAAGAGCAATTTATTAAACCAAATACTCCTGTATGGATTTCCAACATAGGTACCTATAGCGGAGATGCCATTATAGATCTCGTACCCTTGGACGGTGCTATCTCATTAACTATTAAAAATATGGACTAATATGAAATTATACCATCCGTTCTCGGAACAGATTGTCGATATTCTAGTTAAGAAAGTTAACAATGATAATCGGCATTTCTTTCGTATTCTAGTGGGATATTACTTATCTAAAGTAGCCTCTATGATGCGATGCAATATACAGACTAATGACAGAGATGTAGTCCCTGTTAATACATATGTAATTAACTTGATGGTATCAGGCACAGGTAAAGGGCACTCTACTAATATTATGGAGAGGGAGTTCGTAGCCTTCTTTAAGAAGGAATTCCTGAATACTGTATTCCCTCGTAAAGCTGAGGAGAATATTGAAAACCTAGCTCAAGAGAAAGCCACTTCAAGATGTTCGACTGGCCAATCATTACTCTCATTTCCTGAAGAAGTAGTTATCCAGAAAGATAAATTCAACCAGCAATTTGCTCGCCTAGGAGAACTAGCTTTTAGCTTCGATAGTGGGACTTCACCGGCTGTTAAACAGATGCGTGAAAAGTTACTACTAGCCTCAGCAGGTTCTATGAATTTAGAACTAGATGAGATTGGATCTAATATGGCAGCGAATGTAGATGTACTAAATACATTCCTTGAGTTATACGACGTTGGCTTAGTTAAGCAAAAGCTTATTAAGAATACGGCGGAGAATATTAGATCTGAAGAGCTGACTGGCGCTACTCCTACTAATCTTATGATGTTTGGTACACCTACTAAGTTATTAGATGGTGGAAAAACTGAGGAAGAGTTTAAGACCTTTCTAGAAACTGGTTATGCTCGTAGATTACTATTTGGATATACGATAGATAACCATAGGACTAAAGGCGCTACTGCTAAAGAACGCTATGCACAGATGGTGGATACCGGTCTAACTACAGAAATACATAATATTCAGCAGGTATTTGCTAGCTTTGCTACTAGACCTTTCAATCCTATTCTACAGATGTCCAGAGAGAACTCCATCTATTTGATTGAGTATCAGATCCGCTGTGAAGAGGCAGCTGATGAGTTTAAAGATCATATGGCTGTTCATAAAGCTGAGATGATGCATCGTTACTATAAGGCTCTCAAGCTGGCTGGAGCGTATGCATTTGCAGACAACTCGATGGAGATCACTCAGTTACATCTAGACTATGCTATTAGCGTAGTTGAAGATTCTGGAGAAGCCTTTCATACCCTTATGCGTAAGCAGGGCCCGTATGAACGGTTAGCTCACTATCTTGCGGACTGTGATAAAGAGGTTACTCAGCATGAACTGCTTGAAGAACTACCCTTCTACAAAGGCTCAGAGGCACAGCGTAAGGAACTAATGACTCTGGCTATGTCCTTTGGTTACAAACACAATATTATTATTAGAAAACGCATGATGGATGATATTGAGTTTTTCACAGGAGAGACTCTTATAGAGACTGATCTAAATAAATTGACCGTCGGTGTTAGTACAGATATAGCATATCATTATCAAACCGAACATCCTCCATTTGATCAACTCCATAAACTCACTACTGCCGAAGGGTATCATTATACTGCGCACGGTTTTGTTAATGGACACCGTAAGTCTGATAATGTTATCACTGGTTTCGATCTACTTGTCTTAGATTGTGATGGTGATATTAGTATAGCTACAGCTAAAGTATTGCTGGAAGATTATACGTTTATGATCTCCACTACTAAACGGCATACTGATCAGTTAAATAGATTCAGGCTAATCCTACCGATTTCCCATAAGCTTAAATTGACTCCACAGGAATATTCTAAATTCATGACTAATGTATTTGAATGGCTTCCATTTCCTGTAGACGAAGCGGCTAAGGATATAGCTAGGAAGTGGGCAGCTCATCCAGGGCACTATGAATATAATACTGGAAGTATTATTGATGCCACTATGTTTATTCCAGAAACTAAAAGATCTGATGACACTAAGGCTCAGCTAACAGCTACTGGCGTGGGTAATATCGAGCGTTGGTTTAGAAATCACACGTCGAAAGGAAATAGAGCTACACACCTTTACAGGTATGGAATGGTATTAGTTGATGCTGGTTTACCATTAGGAGAAATCATAGAAAAGATGGAAGCATTCAATAATTCATTAGATGTGCCACTGCCTGAAGATCAATTCAGAAAGAGCACTATTACATCAATAAGTAAGGAAGTACAAAAACGAGGAAACTAATATGTCTGTAACTAAGATAGATAAAGTAATAAAAGCACAAGGGAAACGTTATTTATATTCACTAATGGAAAAGCATTTAGTTACGCGTCCAGATGGTACTGTTACGTATATTCCCGGTGATTGTAATGATAATAAGATTTTACATATGGCTGTAGCTGAACATCCTGCTGCAAAAATTACGTTATCCATGGTAACAGGTCTTCGTGCTAGAGCATGGGGGAAACTTTACTGTGAACCTGTTAAGACTGACGCAGAAAGAATTGCTGAATTAGAAGCACTAGTAGATAAACTTATTACAAGAGAAGAAGACACACTTGTAAAAGCATTTAAGTCTACTACTCAAACACCTGTACCAATCAAGCCAGAAATTAAGAAGCGCTGTGATCTCTCACTGCCTGATATGAAGGGCCTGTTTGGATAGTACTACTTGACCTTTGACCTCCATTTTATGGACTGGCAAGTACCCAAAAGGGTGACAGCCGGGAATAGACCGGCAACCTAATTACTAAGGAGTTGTAATGGACATGATAAATCTAAATGATAATCAAAGCTACATTGACCAGCTATTCGAAAACCTCCCTGCTCTATGTTCATTAGATAGAGAGGAAATGATAACTATCGCGTTAATGTTTGCAGTTAGACCAGAGAATCTGGATACATTAATAGAACATTATAAAGAGGAAGATCTGCAATGACAGTACAAGTTAATGATCATCTAATATTAGTATCCGGTAAAAGCGCTACTGGGAAAAGTGCTAGCTTGATGGCTATGGATAAGCCAGAAGGGATTATGTATTTAAATTGTGAGAATGGTAAAAAGTTACCATTCAAGAATACATTTAAATGTCTCACTATCACAGATCCTACTATGGTCTATCAGGCGTTCACTGAGTCAGAGAAAATGCCAGAAGTGCACACTATCGTCCTAGATACTTTAACGTATCTTATGGACTTGTATGAGAGTACTAAAGTACTGAATTCTGCAGACACCATGAAAGCATGGAGCCATTACGCTCAATATATGAAAGTACTTATGTCTCAAGTGGTAGCTAAATCTACCAAAAACGTAGTCTTCCTAGCCCATACCTCAGATATCATGAATGAAACTGAATTGATATCCGAGACCATGGTTAAGGTTAAGGGCTCTTTGATGAATCAAGGTATTGAAAGCTTTTTCACTACTGTGATCTCAACAAAGAAAGTCGCTTTATCTAAGTTAACAGATAAAATTGCTAAGTCTCCTCTGTTTACTATTACTCCAGAAGAAGAAGCTATGGGGTTTAAATACGTATTTCAGACTCGACTTACTAAAGAGACTGTTAATGAAAGAATCCGCAGCCCTATTGGTATGTGGGCTATGGAAGAAACCTTTATTGATAATAACCTTCAGAACGTATTGGACCGCTTACACAAGTTCTATATTTGATGTTAGAATACCGTGGTGGTACCGCAGTATTAGAGCCACGGTAAACTTATCTGCTGCAGGGTAGGACTGCTATCGCCTTACTTATGGGGCACTACCTCCTTATAGCAGGGCCTAACTTAACTGAAGTGTTATAAAATCACTAGTCCTCCCTTTCCTTTGAGAGGGAGGCATTTTATTCTTTGGAGCTGAGGTAGTCGTGTCTTAACTCTGAGTCTTAGGATTATGATCTCCCTCTGCCCTTTACTCCATTACTATCTTAGTACCAAAGAATCCAAACTTAACTAAAGGAGCTTTATGCGTAAAGCACATAAGTGGGAAGGCCGTATGATTGGAGAAGCTAAACGATGGGCTTCCTATTCTAAAGACCCATCTACTAAAGTTGGTGCAGTGATCTATCATCCTGTTAGAAACTCCATAGTTACAACTGGCTACAATGGATTTCCTAGAGGTACCGTAGATGACCCTGAGCTGTACGCAGATAAATCTCGTAAATATCCTAGAGTTGTACATGCAGAAGCTAACGCTATTGTAGATGCAGCTTACCAAGGCAAAAGTACGGGCGGTATGTACTTAGCCATTACTCACCCACCTTGCGCTGACTGTGCTGGCATTATCATTCAAGCGGGTATCAGACATATTGTGTTTGAACACTCTGATGATGATATGGCTAGGCATAATGCAGATGAAGCATTAGAACTATTCAATGAAGCCAAGGTACAAATAATAGGAGTCACTTTTAAATGAAAGAGGCCAAAACTATACTGTCAGAAAACTTAGTATTTGCTGCTACAGAATTAGGCTTATGTTTATCACATGAGTTAGTAGCAGAATCTCTAAAAATGAAACCAGGAATGTCTTTAAAAGAATTCGCAAAAGTACTAGATGAATACACAGCAAGAGCTAAGGCTGCTTGCGCAACTATTGAAGTGTACCCTACTAGTACGCCGTCTAGCTAATAGACACGAATCAGCAATATCGCTATTTTATAAATTAACAACATGAGGATCTAATTATGAGTGAATGGGAATTACCCGCTAATGTACAAACAACTACTATCGAACGTGTCGGTGGTGGTTACGCTTGGGAGTCGGGTGTATACGACGCTGTTGTAAAGATGGTGTATATGAACCAATCCGCATCTGAAGCGGTAAGCTTCAATGTAATCTTGGAAAACTCTGCAGGTAAAGAATTAAAAGAGTCTTTCTGGATTAAATCTGGTAAAGCCAAAGGCAATAAAACCTACTATACAAAAGATAAAAAGGACTATCCACTTCCTGGATATTCAGTCGCTAATTCTTTGTGTGTAGCTGCTACCGGTGACAGCTTAGCTAAATGTATGGCTACAGCTGAAAAGAAAACTATCAACATTTACAATCCAGAGCAGAAGAAAGAAGCTCCTACGGAACGTCCAGTGTTGATGGGTCTACAAGGTAAGCCTGTTAAAGTAGCTGTTCATCAAGTTACTGAAGACAAGACTGCTAAGAATGCAACGACTGGGACTTATGAACCTACAGGCGCATCTAGAACTATTAATGAATGTAAGTTCTTCGGCAACATGGCAGGACAAACTGCTGAAGAAATTCTTTCAGGTACAGATGGTGTTATGTTTGATAAATGGGCCGAGAAGAATACCGGCAATGTTATTGACAAAACTACCAAGACTGTTGGTGGCGCTTCTGCGGCTGCCATTATGGGAGGGTCTCCTGATCCTAAATCTGCAGGCTCACTATTTGGTGGGTAGTGCGAGTATGCGGAATTGATCCAGGGACCAGTGGAGCTATGTGTGTGTTGGATTCAAAAGATCCAACATACACTGCTCTCTTGGATTTAAAGAAAAATAGTATATATGAAGCTACTAAGTGGCTACATAATCAACAAGTAGATACTGCATGGTTAGAGAATGTTCATTCTTTATTTGGAATGTCAGCTAAATCTAATTTTGGATTTGGTAGGAATTTTGGCATAGCATTTGCAATAGCCAAAGTGGGAACTTCCGATGGCTCTATCCAGCAAGTCACTCCTAAAATATGGCAAAAATATGTAGGCGTTACTGTTAAAGGTAAAGCTATTAAACAAGAAGTAGCTAATATAGCTCAGACTATCTACCCCTCTGTTGTGATCCATGGACCGCAAGGAGGATTACTAGATGGAAGATCTGATGCTTTAATGATAGCCCATTATGGACTTAACCATTAGGAATAATTATGAAAATTGAAATAGATATCGATATAGAAGCTATTGTCCGTGAGGAAATCCGTAGCTACATCAAAGATAATTTAGTTATTAATAATGTATCAAGTAATCCTTCTACAGTAGCAGATACGGTTACCGTAACTCTTAACGAAGAAACCCCTACACCAATTACTACTAGATCCCGGCCTAAATCAAGACCTAGAGGACCTCGTGTTAACTGGGAATTTTCTCAGAAGCCAGGACGTAGACGTACTACAGCTGAGATTGCTATGCATAAAGTAGAACGTGATCTAGGACGTACACTTACTCCAGAAGAGAAAGGACACGTCAGAGCTAATACAGAAATTGCCGAGTCGGCAGAAACTCAAGCTAAAGAGGATACCTTAAAGAAAGCTAAGTTTGATAAGTTAGCTCAAGCAGGAATGGCCGCAGCCTCTAAAGAATTAGCTGAGGAAGCTAAAATATCTGAAGCGCCTAGTCAGGGCATTAAGGAAAATATAGAACCTCGGGGAGAGGAGCTGGCTGCGCCCACTTCTACTCTGTTTGGTAAAGCACCAGTAGAACCCTGTGTCGAGTCAGAGTCTGCTGGCCAACCAGAGAATACCACAGAAGAGGCTACGATACCAAAAGCTGACGACTTAAAAATACTTAACTCATTATTCTCGTAATTTGCGGAGATTTATTATATGTCAAAGTTATCTGAACGAGGAAAAGCTGCGTGGGTCACTACTAAAAGCTTATTGTATACCGCTATCGTTCTTGCTTTCATCGTAGCTTGTTTAGTAGGCGGGTTAGCGCTGTTCCCTATATTATTAATACTTACACTAGGTTTAGCGATATTTGCTTACTTTAAAAATACTAATAAAACTTAACCAAATACATCTTTAAAATACTTAGCAATTAAGTCTGCACCTGTAACATTATTTGCTTCATCCCATAAGTCATCTAATTGCATTACATTAGGTTTAATATCTCCAGTAACCCAGGCACTATTTAAATTACCTAGTGTAGGTATCCCGGTTGCGTACTGTATGGCTGCTGATATACCTACACCTGTAGGACTAGAATGCACTAGCTGCCTAGACGCTCTTTGATTACGTAGGAAATAGGATAAGAACGACGTGGCTCCTATTGCATCTAAAGCTTCTAGTGCTGGTGCCAATGTTTCATCAAAGAGCACAAGAGCATTAAGAGAATCGTGCATTGCTACTGGGAAAGGAATATTGCGTACTTGCGTAGCATGTTCAATCATTACATACCTACCTAAGAAGTCTGTCATCTGAACAACTTTCCGAGACAGTTGGTAAGGAGCGCTTGATTTACTCATAAACATTACAGCTGCCACATCACTAAAGACAGTAGGAACTTTATTTAGATGCTTAGCATACTTTTCTGCTTTAAGCCCTCTTCGTAGTCGATTAACATACCCATCAATTTGCGCATCATTAATATCTTCTACAATTAATGAGTTTACTCCGGCAAGACTCATACGATGAATTTTGTTATTCTTAATGCGTATTTCTAAGGCTCTAATTTGAATTGCTTCCGGACTAGTATCAGATAATTTCTTAATAGATTTTCGATGCTTAAGTTTATCACGCTCTTCTGTGTCATCACGGTAACGTTTGTATTCTGTATACCCTTCTAAAATCTTATAGGCTGTATACGATAAAGGAATTTTCTTCATCGTTAACTGAGCTATATTTGAATGTATGTTATTGATAATTACTTGAGGCATAGCAATAACAATCCTATCTTTACCATACCCTACAATTTCTCTAATCAAGTAATGTATAAATCCAGCAAATCGTTTATATTCAATCATATTTTCTGATTGTAAAAACGGCAGTTGTGATGCATCTTTTACTTTATATCCAAATACCTTTTCAATTATATCTAGTCTAACCATAAACTTTCCATCTACTGCAAACTTATCCATATACTCTCTAACTTGCCGAGGAAGTTTACGATAGCGATCAATGTATGGAGACTTTGGATTTAGGAAATCTATAAATAGCTCAGGTTGCGCTAATAATAAATCAGACTGCTCACGTACTAATATCTTTACAGTCTCTATATCACTAGTAATTGTATTAACTCGATCAATATACGAAGACTGCATATGAGCAAATACATTCTGAATTTCCATATCAGGTTTCAACAACTTCTCTTTAGTAGCAGTACTGATCATTACTCGGTAGTCTGTAATACGACGTTGCCCGTCTCTAACTGGTCGTAAGTTAAAGTCACGGTTTCTACGTACTGACTTAGCTCTTAAAGATTCTTCTTTAATAAAGGTTTTTATAGCTTTATTTATATCTGTAAAAATCGGATGTCCTTCAGGATCTTGAAATTTGGGATCTTTACTAAATATCTCTCGTAAAGTAGTTCCCATATTTTGATGATTAGTCGTGGACATAATCCCCGAAGCATCAGCCACCTCATGCATATTTCGAGTAATATACAAAGTATCATGAGTTTGATTTACTCCTATAATCTTACCTAATGGCACTGACTCACTAAACCCTGCTTTCTTCATATTCTTTTTATCAGCAACTGTACCTGTTTTCATACTGGTCAGATCATCTAATCTTTCAATAATCCAGCCCTTAAATAATTGACTACGATTCTCACTAAATAAGTTTACAAGTGATTTATCCTTAAATGCTAAATGACTATCTAGCATATCAATGATTCCATTTTCATCAGGGTTTTGAGCAAATTCATTTATAGATAACTCACTAACAATTTCCCTTTCTCTACTATCTGTATATTGCAAAGCAGTCAACGTGGCATAGGCATCTAATAATTCAATCTGTAGTTCCCGCTGAGTTTCAGTAGTTGCCTGCAGATGCTCGTGTGCTAGCGTATAACTATTCATGTGCCCATTACGTAAGTTCACATTTCTTGTAACTATGAACTCACCTAATTCCTCCGCATGCATTAACGCAGGATGATTCGGAGCCAAGTTACCTAATAGTTTTCGAAGTTTTAGTTTTTCTACTGTAATCGACCTAGAATTTCCAAATAATTCCGTGATCGCTTTAGTAGATAACCCAACACTAGGAGCACGGAGACTAGACACATCAGTACGCAATAATATATTAGTTAAGGCAACTCTAGTTTCTACAGGCATTGCATGAACTTGCTTAGCGTTAAGTGATTTCCAAATTCCATCGAACCACTTAATAGTAGACCTTTCTTGCTCTTGTCTCGCTTTAGATATATTAACTTTAGAATGAAGTAATTGTTCAATTAGAGCTGGAGAAAGTACCCCATTGCCAATTTCACTAGCAATACCTCGTAAAGTTTGATTCAGTAATTGATGAACTTTTTGCTGCTCTTGCAATACCTGAGCATTCTCACTTAATATAAAACCCGGCATACCTACTAGACTTCTAGCAATCTTTCTAACTCGGCTATCTGTAGGTGAAAACTTTAACTCTTTTCCTTGCTTAGCAATAAATTGTCTTAATTTTTGATCAGAATCATCTAAGAACTTATAAGTTTTATTATTGAATTTTTGTAAGCCGCTCTCATGTTTACTTTGAATTGCAACGAGATGCTCTACTACTGTTAGCATCTCGTGAAATGAATCAGTCTTCCCACTTCGATGTACGGATTTGTTTAAGATTCTTTCAAAAGCTTGAACGATTAGGTCCAGAACTTTCATTAATTCTCCCATAAGACCGGGATTTCGTACACGGCGCCTAGTTGTAATATTTGAAAGATAACTAGTTAATGCTCTATTCGTCACCGCAAAAGCTAAGAACTCATCAAGGCGATGTTCTTCGTTATCGTTATTATTGAAGATATAAAGATATTGAGCCTTTGCTGCTGCAATATCCGCCGCCGATGGATTAGCAATATCCCCTAAAAAGATTCTGTACCCGCCATTACTAGCTATGTCTGCTTTAACCTGTTGAAATAATCTCTCAACTTTTTTACGCAGCAATGGTGTCTGAGCTAACGCTTTAGATACCATAGCATGCACCATCTCGTGCACATATACTTCTTGCGGAGACATGCCATTAGCAGAAACAGGTGCAAATCTGCTTACAGATATTCGCATATCCTGTCGTAAAGCTTCGTAATTACCATGTGTAATACTATCAATTTGCTCAGTACTTAAATGTATATCACCAGCTGCTTTCAATCCTTTAGATAATTCTTTTAGTACTTGAGCTAATATATTAGAATGGGCCGTTTCTGATTGAGTATCTGCATAGTAATTACTAGACACAGCTCTCAGCTTATCAAATAGAAGGTTTACTGTACTTGGTGTAATGTCCCCAATCAATCCTGTTACTGGTTCCGGGTTTTCTCTAGGTATATCAGATAACGATCCAAACGAGTCTTTAATCTTTTTCTTAAGTTCTGTATCAATATTAGGATCTGTGTCAACTACGTTAGTATCGCTTTCATCTAAAGCAACTTTAACGGATTCCTCTACCAGATGTTTTTGTTCTTCTACGAAAGTAGTAGAACTTTGCTCAGGCTGTGGTGGGATAAATAGCTGTTGACTCTGTAACTTGAGTCCTTCAGTAGAGCCAACAGTATATATTTCATCTCTAGCTTTTTGTACTTCTATATTAACTTCTCTTAAGTCATCTACAACATTCGTAATACTTTCTTTCAACGCTTCCTTCGTAATCCGTTTATTACTAAAACCATTTTCCTTTAACCAGCTATTAGCTTCTTCTAATATTTCTGGACTACTATCCCCAATCACCTTATCCAGTCGAGCTAAAGTACTTCCAATAACGCTATGTTGTTTATTGAGTCTTAGATGCTCTATTCCATAAAATCGAGACGCCTCAACTAATTGTTCCGGACTGGCCATAAAGGCATCATGTAACATGAGCATTAATGGGTCATTCTGAAGAGTCATAGTAAGTGCTGCCGAATCCATATTAATGATCTGACGAATCAATGCACTAACACCAGGTAGTGTAAACTCATTCTGAGTACCTGTACTTTCAGCAGTGCCCTGTTTACCGTTACTCTTTTTATAAGTAAACTGGGATGTTTCTAATGCGTTATTTCCATCCTTTCGATTCTTACGTTTAGAGAGATCAGTAAAGGTTAAACTATCTGATAGTGGGCCACTAGACTGTGGAAGCAAATCTCGTAATCCACTTGCGGGATCATTAACTAAATCATCGATTTCTCGTTTAGTTAGTCCTGTCCTAACTCCATTGTAAGTAGCTAATTTGGCATTGTATGCCCTCTTAAAATTCACTTCAAAAATAGCATGCAATACTTCAACACCTTTGATGACACTTTGTCTAGCAGCATTAGTACCACCTAGCATGCCGTTCAAACCAAAATCAAACCTAGGTTTAACTACTCCAGCTATACTCTGCTTTAAGACAGCATCATTAAAATGAAAAGTCTGAGATTGCCCACCAGGCTTATTAGCTAGTTTTGCTTTAGTAAATAGTGTTAGCAGCTGTGCTCGTGTCCCTGTCTGTGAACTAAACCCACCAAGAAGATCTAAGTTATCTAAGAAAGGCACTAGCACTTCCTTTTTATACTTAAGCTTCCCTGCAGATCCTTCAGCGCTATTATAGGTATGTTGCATTGCACTTAACTGCGAGTACAGGTCAGCAATGATCTCTTTAGCTACTCCTTCAGAAATGCTTTTAGGTTGCCCTCCGTATAGAAAGATCAAGAACGGGTACTTAACAAGATCACGTAAGTTCCCATCTTTCAAATCTGTAAATAGCTCCATCAAAGCATTATTCTTTTTCTCGTATATCTTTTCAGACTTAGTTAAAGGACCCTCAATATTAATACTATCCGGGTCATGAACTACTGATGAGTCTGCGGCGTAAGCACTATTATATTTAGCTGAAGAGAATTTCTTAATTAAAGTTACAAGATCTTCATATACTCCAGGCTTCGTAGGATCATGTTTGGTGTCTTCGCCATAATAGGTGCCCCCTTGTCCAAGGACTTTTTTAATATTATTAAATATAGGAAACTGAAGAACATTAATGGCAGCGCCATTAGAGATACCGTCAATCTCAAGAATTGCATCTGAAGTAAATGACATATTGGCATTGTCCTTGACAGGCATGTATTTTGACAATGCTGTTAATGCATTTAACATAGACATGTTACCGCCAAACGTTGCCTTGATAAGCGGAAGTAGTGTAGCTAGCTCTGCAACGCGGCCTTCTTCCTTTATATTAATTATGGCATTCACTGCGGCTATCACATTTGGATCAGCAATAATCCTATTAAATTCCGTAACTGCTGCTTCAGACCTATTTTTATCTATAGAGAACCCCATATTGGCAGCTACAGATAATTGAAATAAGAATATGTTATCAGCTGTGTATTTCTTACTAGCAAAACTACGTAATAGGAATCTACTTACTTTACTATTCTGTGGATTAATTTTCCCCTGCATCATAATTCGATGCTGAACTTGCAACTTATATCTAAAGAAGAACCTAGTAAGCTTCTTATCCGCTAAAGCCTCCATAATATTTTTAAGTGCATTAGTCTTATCACTATTAGAAGCGGTCAATCTTGCATGCTCTACTTCATGATCTTCTACAGTTGTAGGGATAACTTCCATAATGCCATTAAGAGTATCTTGATGATCTGTATATAGCGCACTAACAGTATCCAATGTCTCAGCAGCAGTCCATATAACCGCTTGCAATGACTTCAGAACTGTTCTTACTTTTTCAGGAACATTACCGAATGAGTTATTAATAAACTTAACAACAGTAGGGCTCTTCTCTTGTAATGGGTACTTAGAATCTGTATCTAAATCAGCGCCAATAACTGTAGTTAAGTCAGCAATGGCAGCATTGCCTTCTAAACTAATCTTACTATAGTCACTCATCTTGATATGTTTATACTTACGTCCATGAGTAAACGTACGAGTATCGCTATCTTTATCAACAAACTTCCAAATGTGAGGTGCTTGTATTTGAAAGAATGCCGTAGGATCGTTAGGAATTGCATTAGTTTGCCCTGCTTGCTCAGATGCTGATATGTCACCAGTACCTATCTGTAAAGCTCCCAGTCCAAATGCTAATTTCAAATTATCAAAATAAGCTTCTGTATTTACGGCCTTTTTTCCCTCTACTAATTCATTAATACTAGCTTCAAGTGGAATCTTTTTAGCAGACATTTTCAATATATTTGCTATATCAATGCCTATTCGTTGAACAACGTCTTGGTAACTATGGCCAAGTGGGGCCACTCTCTTAGCTCCTAAGAGGTTGTTTCCCATAAGTTGTATTTCTTCATCTGGGGATAAGGTACCATTGCCACCGTACATGAACATCTCTCGAGACATCTTGCTAGGAAATACTACATTATCTGGAGTCTGATGAACCCAATTCAAAGTACCAATCATCATTCCAAATATGACTTGAGCAGGTAAAACACCATCTCGATGCAAAATCGATAAAGTCTCTCCTACAGCAAAGTTACCTTTCTTAGTGTCATTGCCATCAATAGATATCTTTTGATATCTCTTATTATAAGTTTCAAAGTATGCAGCTAAAATTACAGCTGATTCTTTTTTGGTACCTAGATCAATTAAAGCTTGAACTAAGTTACCGGGCAAAAATGCTGCATCTGGTAATGCCTGAATACCCTGAGCTGCTTTTATCTCAACTAGATCAGAAAAGGACTTACCAATTACATTTAATTGAAATTCTCTATTGCTATTCTTAACTTGCTCTAAAGTCTTTCCATCTGCAATAGCTTTAGCAGTAGCCCATATCTCAAAAGCAGCTTCCGTAATCACAGTAGGGAATTTAACTAATGCTTGATCGATAAAACTAATAATACCTGTAGAGTTGATATTGGATTTTACTCTGTCACCTACTGGAGTACGTACAGAACTAGAAGCTGCCAAATCCCCCTCAAGCCGAGCTTTCTGTTCAGCAGATGTTTCACTACCAGGTTCTTCAAAACCTTCACCTGCATCTATTTCTTCAGAAAGCTGGGTGATGCCATCCGATTGGGTGGGTTCAATTGGGTTCGTAGGAACTTGGGTAGTTGAGGTTTGGGTTTGGCTGGTGGAGTCTCGTCCAGTAGTCCCTCCTTCTGTAGAAACCCCAGTAGTACTCGGAGTAGTTTGAGTCCCTGATCTAACGTTCGTAGTCTGCTCTTTAGGTGCTGAATCTGTGGCTGGAGACGATCCTTCTGCACTTGCGTTAGATTGAACATTAGGCTCCTTATTAGTATTAAAGGCTGTCAATGCTTGTTGAGCTACGTTAAGCGCTTTAGACGCTGCATTCGCTGACGCTACTGCAGCTGAGAGAGTTTTCTGTATGTCAGTATTAGGACTAGGTTGTACTGATCTAGAAGCAAGTAGCTTCTCTAAAACCGCTATTGCAGCCTTCTCATCTGTGCCTCCCTCTTCTGCAAAATCTTCTGTTATCCCAAAATCTTCTTCACCCCGTTGCTGTGCTTCTTCCGATTCTTGTGCTTCTATTGCTTGCCTTGCTACATCCTGTTCTACAGTCAAAAGTAACTCTTGTAGAACCGTGTTAGCAAACGCAGGATCATCTATTAACCGTTGTAAATCATTCTCGAAAGGGGCATCCCCATCACGTGTAGTTAATGAATCCGCTCCGGAATTAAAAAGAGCATTTTCTTCGGAATCATCAAACTCAAGTTTAGGAGTATACTTAGAAGATTGACTAAGTTCAGCTATCTTAGTTTTAATTCTTTTTAGTTCCGCTTTTGCTTTAGTTAGCAACCCCTTCTTGTTATCTACATCCTTGGTTAATTTGGTCTGCTCAGCGGTATCTACTTTTTTAGGAACAGGAGTAGATTCTACAGTTTTCTCTGGTGCAGTATCAATGTCATCCAGAAGATCAAGTTTTCTTGCTTTAAGAAGTGCCAATTCAACTACATCATCAGTATTTGCATCTGTATCTGAAACAATTTCCTCAGTAGATATACTTGTCTCCTGTGCAGGCGCAGACGTAGTCGAAGCCGGAACAGGGACAGGAGCATTAGTTTCTAATGTAGCTTCAGATATACCTTCACTAGTAAGTGGATCTGTTTTTAATTTAATATTACTAGAACTAAACTCATCTAGAGACTCTGTAATTGCAGCATTTTCTAATGTAATTTTAGAAGAGTTCTCAGCAAATTGACTATCTTTATATCCTAGAACGACAGTCAATAACTCTTTACTATAATCTACTTCTCTTGACAATGTAGCGATTAGTGCAGCAGAATTTGATGGGTCAATAGCGTTAATAAAATCGCCATTACTACGTAATTTTATATAGGCAGCCTCATCCATATAGGTTGGTTCAGAATACCTCATTACGCGTCCAACACTACCAGTAACCGCGCTACCTTTTACAACGATAACTTGTCCTTTTTTAGAAGGCATATTCAGTGCAGATTTAAATTGAATAAGTTTCTTTTCAAGGTTAGCAGCATGCACTTCCATAGCGTCTTCAAGAACTTTAACTTGCGGGTCAGCTATACTAGCTTCACTTTCTTCTGTAATTACTTTTAAGATTGCATCAGCATACGTCTTGAGTCCTGTCCACCTACTAGACATAGTACCCACAGTGACATCAGTGTGCACTTCCCCTAACTCTTTGACCTGATTTGATTCCTCTTGACTTAGCAGTTCTTCAGTTTCTTTTACTTTAATTTGTGCTTCAATAAGATCTGTATCTTCTGGAGACACCTCTTTAAGCTTTTCTAGTTCTTCAGGATTCTGTTCCATAAAACTACGCATATTATCTACTTTAGGCTTCTCTTGAGTTTTTTCACCTTCAGCCTTTCTGAATACGCGCAATGCTTTATCTAATATATCCGTCTGAGGTCCTGTTAATACGCGGTCAATTAATTTACGTAAAGTAGTTCTTTGATCTTCCCGATCAGCAGGGTCCATACCAGCTAAAGTATCTTTTAATTCTTTATCTGAAATTTCCTGATTAGCTTTACTTTCCTGAGGAGTAGGGGGATTATCTAACTTATCTAATTGAGCTACAACATCAGCGTGTGCTCTGCGTAACATATCTTTATGAGCAGTAGATTCTTCCGGAGTTAATTCTGTGGCTAACTCTGCAGAGATTAGATCCCGCTCTGCTATATTCTGTAAGGTCTTTGGATTACCTGCTTCTTCATTAGAATCTTCAGCGGCTTTGATTTCAGCGTTTAATTCATCTAACCTGCTAAGGCCTGCGTTGCCAGCAGGAGTATCTCCTACGGTAATTGGGTCATTAGACTCTATCTTCAGCCTTACTTCTTCTAAGAAGTCTTCAGCATCAGCTCTATTCTCCTCAGCTTCTGTTGGTGCAGTAGGTGATACAATATTTTTAGCTATTTTAGCTGCAACGTTTGTGGCGTATAGACCTGTTAAACCACCTGGCATACCAATCGCTTCATTGAATGCACTACGTTTCACACTACTAATATCTGGTACTGCTCCACTCTGCCCATATTGATCAGTAATCTCTGTAAGACCGCCAGATACTGCCTCTGAAAGAAAAGCACTTATAGGTTTAACTGCAGCTAAATTAAGTATTTTAGCTGGTGTATTAGCTGCGACAGCTGTGGCTACTTTTTTCATCCAAGTAGCTCGACCAGGAAGCATGTCAGCAAGAACGCCAGCACTTCCTTTTTCAACAATCATACCCACTGTAGAAGCTATTTTAATTCTATTAACTACCTCAGCCGAGGGATCCTTCTTCTCTCGAAGAGTGTATTCTTTAATAGCTTGTTGAGATTTACCTTTAGCTAAAGTCAGCAACGTTCCTAGTTGAGTGACCGGGCCTCCATACGTTAAAGCAACCATAAATAATGTACTATCAAAGCCTCTAGCTACATGCGTACCCAAATCATTGGTTACCGCATATATCATAGATTCAAGATCTCCACTATTTTTAGCTACTGTTTTCATAGCTGCATCAGAAGCAGCTTGCTCTTTTCTATTTACTGGAGTAATCTTTTTAACCCAGTTAATTGCACCACTAATTACTTCAGAATCCTTTACATTTTCTGCAGCTTCACTATCTAATCTAGTGATAGTCTTGTATTTATCAGTTTTCTGGAATTCTATATCTGTAGGGGTTAGGTCTTTATCTGCTTTAATAATACGGCGATAATTCTCGATATCTGTAGGGGAGATATCACTACCTTCTGCAGCAGGTTGACTAAAGCTAGTTAGCTTTCCTTCTTGGTTATCCTCATTAAAACTAATTACTTTCTCATTTAGAGTAGTTTTTCCTGTAAAGGCTTGAGCGCCCATTTCAAGGACATCTAGTCCTCCATGGAATAGCTGTCCTACTTTATTAATTACTTCATTATCAGAAGCTCCTGCAGCGTCTGCAGCTGCATCCGTATCAGTATACGCTTTGAAGCGATTAGCAGTTACTTCATCTAAACCAACATGATTTTTCCCAAATCTATCGGTTACTGAAAAAGTACCATTTTCATGTATCGTAGCTCCCTCCGCATTAGTACCTACTACAGGAGATGTACCTAATAAAACACTGGGATTGCTTTTACTAAAAGACTCAGCACTTAATGCCTCTTCTCCTAAATTAGAAAAAGCACTTGCACCAACCGCATCGTTACCTAATGCATTAAACTTAATACTATCATTAGCTATGCTGTTCCTAAATGCGCTACTACGAATACTATTTGCTTGGCGAAAAGCGGCTTTAGTTTCAGCAATCTGTGCAGCTTTTACTAATTTAGCGGAGTCAACTTCTGCTCTTACAGCTAATAGTTTTTCAGTTAAATTCACTAGTATTAGTTCCTCGGAGAGGTGTTCAATACAGGATCGCTATCTAATATATTGAATAAGTTTGACCAATTTGTACTTTCATTCACAGGAATACCTCTCCTGTTAGCCGCCTCTATAAGAGTTTGAGGGGGCGTATTACCTGATGGCGACGGTGTTGCTTGTATATTATCACTAACTTCCTTTGGATTCATAGATTGCTTTTTGTCCTTCTTTCGTACTTCTTTCTCTTCTTTCGTCAATAATGAAAAAGGTAAACTAGGAGCTATAGCCGCCATTAACTGATCATTGTCTAGCCGACTTAAACTACCATCTTTAGCTCCAAGAATCGCAGTATACATTGTATACGCTTTACCTGTTTGAGGAGTTTTAATATCTGCTTTGGTTCTATACCAAGGAAAGTCAACACTACTTCCATTAAATGTTTTAAATACTGCTCTAGCTAATTCAGCTAGTTTTGTTTCGTCACTACCTACTCTCCCGCCGTATAGTTTATTTACTCTATCTAATGTAGCAGTAACATCGTCAGTAAGGTCCTGATTAGAAATCTGATCAGTTCCAAATGCATTTGGGTTATCTTTTTGTAACTTCTGAACGATTGCTGCATACGGACCTTGACTTGCAACGGAAGTAGCAAAATCGCTTATTTCTGTCTCAAGTTTCACTCCTACCTTAGAACGATGTTTGCTAACAGCATTAACGGCTTCTTTTCTTAAAAATGATGCATCTCGTGCTGTACTGTAATTATTAGTACTACTAATGATTTCCTGTACTTTAGAGTTTACAGTTTCAGAAGAGGCATGAGGATTGCCTTTAGAAATAGCTCTAGTCAAAGAAGATTCATACCGTTTAAACTCTGAAAAGGATGGAGAGTTGCCTGCATTAATAGTTAATGGATTTAAACGTAAGGTAGTAAACGGAACTGCTGTCTTACTATAGGTGGTGCTATCCATATCAGCATCTGTAAGATTCCGATTCCATATTGGTTGAAACAGGGCTTTTGCACTTTTTAAGGTGACACCAGGTCTTCTTAAATAATTCTTAAATTCTATATCTGTAGCAGCAGTACGATCACCACCTAGTAATGCTAAGTTAGTTATACTGGTATTTAGTGCTATTTCATTCTCGCTATCTACTATTTCTTTCCGTTTGGTGTTTTCTAATGTTTCCCTAGTTAACTTAGTTAATGTAGTCTCTGATCCTCGTTTAAAACTTCTATCTAGCCCTTCATCCGAAATAGCTTTAGTAACTCTAGCTGATATACCCGCTTCAGAAGCTAAAGGAAATTGCTCTGTTAGCATAGTTGTTAAAGTATTTACTAATTGGGCACGCCCTTTTATTGAGAAATCTGTTTTCCCATTAACTTGTGCTAGCACTGTGTTATCTATTACAACTGGAGTCTGATTCAAAGACTTGTCATACTGCTCCTGCACTACAGAACTAGTCCTCCCTTGGGCCCTCGCTGTATTAAGAATATCTTCCATAATTGCGCCCTGATTTTCTGGCAGAGCACTTTGATACCGCGCAACATCAACTAATGCTAACTGTTTATTAGTTTCAATAGTTTGTTTATTATCAAGTTCTATCTTTTTTAAATCATTTGAAGTTTCCGCCAGCGTTTGAGCTGCGGTAGCAGCTTTAATCTTTGAGGCAGACTCTAATAGATTTTGACCAGCGGCATTACTATCACTTAAAGCTTTTTGTACTTTTCTAGTTTCTTCAGCAGTAGCCCTCTGTTCATTCACCTCTCTTTGCCCAATGCCATATTCAAATGTATTTGCTAAACGTGCTTCAGCATCTTGTTTTATATCAAATAACTCGTTTGCACGAGTATTAGCATCTACATTAAAATCCTGATTCTGAGCAGCAGTAATAGCTTCACTAGCCCTACCTACATTTAAGAAATCTCTATCAGCAAGCTGTAGCATTTCATTACGTTGCTGATCATTATCTGCAGCATTCAATGTAGCAATAAACGCATCCGTCTCAGTTTGACTTCGATTATCAGCGTATGCTTGAACACTATCCCCAGCATCTTGAAACCCTTGTTTAATGCCATCAGTAGCATTAACTAATAAAGCATTAGCCGCTGCATTGCTTGGAGCAACAATATTCTGCCATGTAATAGGTGTACGGGCTCTAGCCATTACTATTCTCCTGATTTATACAATTAATTTATCTAGCGTGTATCCACCTGTTCTCTTGCCTTTAGATACAAAGTTATTTCTAGCTGTAATATCATTATTAGCTAATTGTCTACGTCCAGCAGCTGCTCTTTGAGCCTCAGCAAAGTTCAATCCAAATTGTCTTTTATTTTCCCCGAGCTGATCTCTCGCTATACCTAGATTCTTAAGCTGTGCAAACCCAGACATTAATCCACCAATACCTTGAATACCCTGACTAAGTACGCCTAGTTTACCCATTGTACTCATTCCCTGGGTAGGAGCACCAAATTGCTGACCGCCTTGAGATAAATCGTATTGATTAACTATATCACCATTACCCCACTGAAGTTCATCAGTATTAGGTACAAGACCTTGCATAAACGACCTATTACCAATACCTCCACCTCCCATTCGGGGATCTATAGGCGTTCCGCCATATCTATTATCTAATATTGCCATAATACATACTCCTTAAATAGTTGCTGTTCTGCATAGAGTTTACCCCTACTTAGTATAATTGTCTATGCTAGATATAGGAGGACTCTCCTGATACCTGCATATTAATAATGCCTTCAGGTTCATACATTGTATATTGCATCGTTGTTGTTCCTTCAAATACAACAAACATATGTTCAGGATACATTGGATTTAAACTAGCTCTTTTAACAGAAGTTAACCCATCGTAAGTCCGGTTACCCCCTTCATATATTTCATTAAGATACATGGCGTTAAGAGTCTCTAATACACCCTTTGTTTCTTTATCGAATACTTCTACATCTGCTTTAAGCTCGGCTTCTGTATCTTTAATCACTTGAGTTTGGACTGTATTGATATTACTTATAGCTGATGCAGCTATTTGAGCATAATCCCAGCCAGTTAATGCACCATCGGATGCTCCTGGGCCATACATAGCCATCCCAACTGCAGCAACTATTCCAAGAACCATAGCTAATTCTGGACTAACCTTAGCTACTTCAGTCAAGATAACCTGAATTAGCATTTGAATTAGAAGACCTTTTACGATTGCTACAAATGCCCCCCATACTAGCGCTGATGTAACTGTACCAGTTACTGCTGCTGTTATTAACGCCCCTATTGGACCACCTCCTGCAGCTAAAGGAGGAAACATTATTATTAATACGATTACTACAATGATAATGATCAGAATTAACAGCGCTGTTAGAAAACTCATACTAGCAGGCTGGATCACTTCATAATGGGCTATATAAATAGATACATGCGCGCCTGCTAAGAATAGCTGAGTAATATCTTTATTAGACCGATCTTTAAAGAAGGTATGAACGAATGGAGCCATTAGGTCATCTTTATTAGCTAGATTAAATCTAACAGTTTTAAAGACTCCACTATCTCCATCAACAACTTTAAGAGCTCCACTTGGAGCAGTTACTGTATATGCATCTAAACCTGATTCAGTACACCTATAGTACGTAATCGACTGCCCTACTGTGGTTTGTTCTGCTGCCTCTTTAACAGCTTTCAGCCCTCCAGAACCATTGTTCTCAAATACCATGTCTCCAGTTAGGAATTTCAAAGCACTTGTGGTTCCATCTGAATCTTGTAAAACTGGGCTGGGATTATTATAGGATAGCCTAGTAGTTACTTGTAACCAATTAGCTCCTTCTGTAGTAGTAGTACCTGGGTTTACTACCCCATTACCTGCTAAGAACGCAGCTACTTCAGCTAGCGTATCGGCTTTATATCCAACGTTATAAGTACCTTTACCTGACGAAGTGTAATAATCATAAACTAATAAATTAGAGCTATTAAATTTAGATAGATCCGAATAATACACTCCATTCTCGGTACTACCACTATTTCCAATAATAGTAGCTAATGGAGTAAAGGCATATGTGATATATGACCATTGAAAAGCATACTTACTATCTGCGGTAGTAGTAATGATGTTATTTACCGGCTTATCGTTACCAGCAGCAGTGTTATTATATATTCCTTGAGAAACTGCTTGAGCTGCATATAGATTCTCAAATGCCGTGTATAAGTACTGCATACCTACAGAACTGGTATCCCACATTCGTACGCCAAACTTAATATAAACATTATCTATATCACCGGCTAATGCTCCAGGAGCAGTCATTACTTTATCTAAAATCAATGCCGGATCTAAATCAACTAGGTCACATAGAGCTACAATTTTATCAGCTTTAGTTGCCCCAAATGTAGTGTAATCAGAATTACTAATTCTTAAAGGAATGTCAGGTAACGCTTTTACAGCACTTCCGTCTAGATTAAGAGGGGTTTCTACTGTATCTAGATCCGTATAGACTCCTGTCCCTATTTTATATATGAATATGTACTGACGACTCGGCGCACTATCTCGGTAGTATTTAGAAATATAATGAAGGTTATTTGGCTTTGCAGGTATCGTATAAGACAGTGTTCTCGTTACACCAGATGCGTTATATACAGGAACTGAATAAGTACCCGGCGACACATTATAAACAACTGATGGAAAATCTACTTGCCAGCGCTCATCTACTAATACTGAATCAGAAGTGGCTACTTCATTGGCTATAGATACCCTAAAATGAATACCTGTAACTAATAAAAATGTAGTTGTAGCGGGGGTAATAGGAGTAGTAACAACCGGTGCAGCAGAATTAACTACAACTGAATCTTCACTTGCAATTTCATCAGTAATTGTAATATTTAGATGTACACCCGGAGTACCCACAGATGTGGTAGTTCCGGGTGTAATAGGAGAAGTAGACACTGAAACAAACTGAGTCCCTAATAAATTAGCTCCTACATCATATTCTTTATTTTCTTGAAGCCAATAGGAAACCCATGAAGTAACATCTAGTGCGTAAACTGAAGATATTTCAGGAGTGCATGGAACACCATTAAGCGTATTTAATGCTGCTGTTAGCTCATCATAATCTACATATACAATATAAGATTCAATATCCGGAAACGATTCGAAATAGTTACCATCTTCAATGAAGGCCATAAAGGTACGTAAATTACCTTTAAGGCTGCGATATACTTGCGCATATGATAAATCTTTAGAAAGGTCACCGCCTTGTAAAATGCTTGTCAACGCTGCATTTAATAAAGGATTACTGTGATCTGGATCGTCAAATAGAATGACATTTCTAACTTCAAAATATTCAACAGTTTGGCTGTCTGGTTTCCAACCAAGAAGGATCATAATTAAATGTATGATCACTTCAACTATTTGAACAACAACATCAACAATGAATATAATAATCGCTACTACAATGTTGACAATAGCGCTTACAACACTAGATATAAACCCCATTAGTTATACCTTAATTGGGTAGAGGTTCAGCATTAGTTATCTGAGTGTTTATATTACCTGTACCTGTTTCATTAATGGCGTCTACGCCTGTGGCTGCGACGCCAGCTGTGGAAATATTAATAGCCCATGCATCTAGAATAGTCTTAAGATACTTCTGATCAGCATTCCATTTAAAGCCTTTAGCCTGCTCAATAGATAAGGCAGCCTGGGCTCCCATGACACTCGTAGCAGTAGGTACTGCTTTAGTAGACTTATCAGTTTGAGCAAATTCAGTGATTTCTTTCTGGAATAACAATGAGCTTTCAGCATTAGCTTTTTCTTGACCTAATGTATACCCAACAGCTGCCGTCATAACGGACTGAATAGCCCCTAAATACACAGTTCCATACGCTGAGCCGGTAATGCGCCCTAGATCAAACTGTGCATTCAGATGCGCAGTAACAGTCTCCATAATATCATCAAATATTCCAGTACCTGTTACTACATAATTAGGTGAAGAAGAAGTAGCGATATTAGCGGTTAGATTAGCAACGGTAAGTGTCATACCTGCATTCCTCCTTTAGCTTGCTGTGATGCTGCAAGGGCATCCATCTCACCTTGAGTGAGAGGATCTAAAACCTGTACATTAAACTTCTTAGCTATATAAGCCTGCATGCTCTTATTACCATCTGGCATTGTCACCTGACGAAACTTTTGCATTTCAGCAGCTTCCATCTGATCATAAATAATCTTAGGAACATGCCACCCTTCTTGATTATTAAAGGGTACATACTTCTTAATCATACGACCGTTATTAACTGCTGAGCTACCTACAGTAAAAATCAACCCTTGATGTTGACTCATGAGTGGATCATTAGCAGTAACTATTACACGAACAAGCTTCATAGCGCGTTGTTCTTTAGTTTCCGTTGTAGCTTTACGCATAGCGGCTACTGCAGCTTCTGTAGGACCTGTATTTTTAACTACTGGAGTTGCAGGTGCTTTAGGTGCAGCAGGCTCTGGAGCTGTATAAGTACCAGCTCGTACTTTTACAAGAGTATCCGCTAGCTTGCCTGAGCCTGTTTTATGATGCAGGGTAACTCCATTGTCTTGAAGTTCCTGACGAATTTGGGTATCGCTTAGTTTTGCGATGGGAGTTTCAGTGGGCGTATCCATGATCTGTTTAGATTCGCCCTTATCAAAATTCATTACCATTTAATTCTCCTTGTGTTCTCTTATGAAAAGGTATCCCCGAGAGCTCTAGAAGCTCCCAGGGATTGAAGGTATTAGCTTATACGGCTGCGAGAGCAGTCCAGATAATACCAAGCCGTTCTGGGCGCAATGCCAAGAAACCATAATACCATTTGATGGAGTAGAATCCTACCTCACCATATGGATCCGTAAGGTCTGCAGTTTCTTTGCCAGGCCCTTTATGATTAACCGTAAACTTAACGCTCTTACCATCAGTTTGAAAACCGATAGTCGTAAAGGCACCATCACCAACAACCAACATTGGGTAGATGTCTGCGCCATTATCACCAGTACCTGCAGTATCAGCACTAGCAGCACCGCCATTTTCGTCATATTGCATTTCTGGAACTACAACAATACGAAATTGGTCAATAGATCCAATCTCACCATTCATAACATTACCAGCATCAGCATACTTTTCAACAGAGTTGAAAGCAGGCAAGCTATGTAAGTCCGTCATGGCTTTAAGAATTGGAATCAGCTCAGAGCCAACATACATGACACGACCACCATTAATGGTTTTCGTATCAATCATACGTGAACCGGAAATGATCTTAGTTTGCTTAGGAGTCTTGTTATTATCCAAAGCAATAGAAAGATTCATTAGATCGGTATAGGTAACTTTTTCATCAACTGTCAACTTAGTAGTTCCGCCCATGTAATAAGCAGTACCATTAGCAGTTGCATTGGTAATCAGATCAGATTGAAGCTCAGCTTCTGTGATCTCATTAGCACCAACCAAAGCTTCCTCAGTAATATGAGACAGCAATTCAGCATCTGAATCGAAATCCAAAGATTCCTGAGTATACTCAGTGAAGAAACCACGTTTAGACAGATCAGCTTGGATCTGAGTACGCGTAAAACCAACTCGGTTAACTCGACCACCATTCTCAGTCAAAGCTGGAATCTTAGAAGTAATCGTACCTGTATCTTTACTAGAACCGTAAAGATTACCACCATTCAGTCCGACTTCTCCACCAACACCGGCACCAGTAGCAGCAGCGGCTCGGTTAGCATAAGCACTGCCCTGAAGGACACCAGATGCATTCCAACCAGAATATGTACCATTTGTGAGAACTGTACCAGCAGCATCTAAGCCCTGATCAGATACGTTGAGTACATCCAACATAGGAACATAAACGTCTTGTTTAATACGTTTACCCATATTCTTAGGCATTGCACGTACATCAGCCAAAGGCATGAAATACTGTTTATCCCGTACAGCAATAAGAGCTTTCTTAAAATAATAATCGGTACGTGCTTGTGCACCGATGTCCGATGCAGTTCCACTTGCGGAACTTAAAGGACCATTGTAAGTGTTTGGATTTGCCATGATTTTATTTCCAATCTAAAAGGTAATTTATATTACCGGTTAAGCATGCCTCTTCATAAATTCTTCATCTGAGAGACCTAAAAAATCCTTCTCAGCTGGAGCCTTCTTCGTAGTAGTCTGCTTGACCGGCGCCACTGCTTTGCGCTTCTTATCACGCTCGGCATTGGCTTGTGATTTATCAGTCTCGCTCGATACTTTGGATGTCCCCTGAGGACTACTACCTGTTTCAGTCCGTAGTAAACCCTGATCATACATGTATTCAGCCACTTGCTTATACGCTTCCACATCAGATACACCCTTTAAGTTACCTAAGGTTTTCTCTTGCTGCATTAACGTATTAACCTTATCAAATACGCCATTAGACATATGGGTATTAATAATACCAATAATATCTGGGTTATCTGAAATGGCAGTTTTACTGGGATCATCCCACTGTTTAGTTAAAACATCAATTGTCTTACTAAATGTTTCAGTGTCTTTGATCTCATCAAGTACACGATCTAGGTTATACTCCTTATCCGTTACAGAATAATCTGTAGGCTTGTAATCAACATTAGAATCCGTATCAATATCTAAAGGATCTATTCCACTTTCTTTAATAAGCTTAGCGACTGCCTTAGGATCCTTTTTAGATATATCAATAAGGTTAGATAACTTGGCTTCATCAAGAAGACCATTGTTTTCTAACATCTTAATCATCTTTAGATTAGGCTTCATTTGAGCCATCTTCTTCTGATAATTAGCGCCCATTTGCATGAGCTTGATCATATCATTTGGGTCCTTAACCTGCATATCAACGCCATTGGCTTTGAAAGGTTCAGATACCTTTTTATACGCACTTTCGTAATCAAACTCTTTTGTATCCTGGGTATCCCCTTTCGTGTCAGTCGAGTCTTTCTTACTAGTATCAAGAGATTCTGTTGCATCACTATCATCAGAAGGTTCATGCTCCGTCTGGGTATCCCCATCAGGTTGGCTTACTTCTTCTTCGTTAGAGGTAGCGTCAGTTTGCTCCTGTGCTTTACTATTCCCTTCAGCTTCCGCTTCAGGGTCTATATCATCAGCAGTTTCGTCCGCTGGATCAATTTCTGGGTTGGCTACGTCTTCCGTATCTGTACTAGAATCATCAGATAAGAATTTAGCAGGATCTTGTTCTAGGAATTCAGCGTCAGATAACCCTAGAGCAGTATCTTGTTCTGTTACTTCAACTGTCATTAGACCACCTCTAGAGCTAGGATTTCTGCGCGGGTTTCTTCACACTCTTCTATTTGCTTATCCATAGCCGAACCCCGTCGCATAACCATATCAATAAAATTAGCTAATCCACCGATTCCTAACATCATACCATCAATGTTTCTCATTTGTGCTTCATCTAAGTTAGAACTTTTAGCCATACATAATCTAGCTGCTTCTACTTTAAAGTAACCTTCCTCAATGACATCTTTATAAGGTTGGCTATTAATTAGCATAGCGCAGTTATCTCGTATAGCTCTTAACTTATTAGCTTCTTCAATCTCTATCTCAACTGTTTCTAGATCTGTCATATTCCTGCCTTATGGTTAGATTTACTCATTAATAAACTCCTTACTGTTTATTTAACGCATCAAATGCTTTATTGTCAAGATTTGATAGCCTATCATGCTCTTTACCTTCCATGTTCTGTTCATGTTTCTGATCTGCTGCATCCTGCTCTCGAGCGTTAGAAACCCCTGATTCTTTCTCAAGAAAATCAAGATCACTAATATCAGACCCACTATTAAGCCCTCTTGCTTTAGCTTGTTCTGTTTGTGTTTTAGCAGTTTTGAGTCCGATGTCCACTTCATTCTCAGCGCCTTTAGCATTCTCGTTACGGATTTTAGCTTTCATCATTTCCATTTCAAGTTGATGCATTGCCTCAGCCATTGGATCAGGTTGAGGTTGATACTCTTCAATACGCTTAGCTAGATCAGGCATCTTACGCAATTTAGCTATATCAGACAAAACCATATAACTCATTTCCGGCGGCATTGTATTACCCATAGTTTGTAACATAAATGCCAGCTCGCTAGCTTTTTGTTCATCAGCCTCAGCTGTTGAGATATTAAGCTTGATATCATATTGTCCTCCTAGATCATTACGATCAATAGAGATAAATTCTTCATTAGTAACACGAATGATTTCTTCATCTTCTAAGAACTCTGCATTCATAGAAATGATTTTACGTCCTATTTGAGTTAATCCATTAGAAAACCTACGCAGGATACCCAATTCACGCTTAGAAGTAGCATCTAATGCCGATCTAATCCCAGTAGCCGTAGCTCCTAAAGCTTGACCAGAGATGCCATTAGTAAATGCTTTAACACCTGTAAGAGCTTCTGCATCATTATTCTGCATCTGCAGTACTTCAATAGCTGAACGTGGAATCTCAGGATATACTTCCATATGAAATGCTTGCTTTGGATCTACGTTAGCATTAAACTTATAATCTTCCCCGCGTTCATACTTACGAGCATTCGTTACATCAAGAGCATCTTTACGAATACCTTGCTGACCGTTAGCACTACGACCAATTACATCAATGATGCCTCTGGTAACAGCGCCTACGATCTTCTGGTTATCTTCAATAAGAGCTGCATCTGGCTCTCCATATAAATTCTTACGACGAGGCAAATACTGAACTAATACAAATGGCAATTTCTTGTCTGGGTAAGGATTCTCTTCCATCCTAATAAATGTACTTCCTATCCAAGTAGCTACAAAGGGCTTAAGTTCTTCCGTTCCATCAATGTCCCAGAATCCCCAATACTCTCGAGCAATAACTTTCTTACGAGCTTTATCTTTAAACGTAAAGTTACTATCATCTGTATTGATCTTATGATCAGGTTCAGACAATACAGACGCACTCTCGAAGTTAATATTATCAAGATTAGTGTATCGACCATCTTTCTTAAGCTCTGATAGAGAAGTTTCAAAACTATAAATAACAAAGTTAGCCTTATCAATATCACCTTCACAAGTAGGGTCTATAACTAAATTGTTATAATCACATACGGTTAATACAGGTTGATTCTTAACTGTGATCTTCTTTTTTACTTTCTTCTCACCAACTTTAACTTCTTCTAGAATAGGTTGTCCAGATTGTGGATCTATAGCTGGTTGTCCTGTTTGAGGGTCTGGTACCATCTGTTGTTCCATAACAGGCTGGTATACTGTACGCACGGCCTCTTCAAATTCCCAACCAACACGAACAACTACAGTACCTTCATCTACATTCGTACGTATATAGTTATCTATAAAGCTTACTTTATCCATTCGACAGTTAAACTGATAATTTAATACCATCCCATTTTGTTGGGCGGACTTCTTATCTTCAAAAGTCTTAGGAGCTGTATTAAACAAATCATCTGTAGATAAGAAAGGTTCTGATAAAGCAGCGTATCGCCATTCAGCTTGTTTACGAGCTAACTTAGGTACTAGCTTAGAACGCCCGCGCTTTACACTAATAGTTTGTTCAGCATTAAGGACTCTTAACCACCCATCTATCTCAAGGGTATGGACTCCATGCGCTACCTGAGCAGACTCAAGGTCTTGCTTAAGATCAGCAAGACTAGGGGGATTTTCCCAATCAACTAAAGTAGAGACGTCAGTTTCAGTTTTATCTAAGTCATCCTGATCTATAAGATCGCTCATATATTATCACTCACTTTTAATGGGGACCTTTCTTTCCACATGTTTATCATAGTCACTGTATTTCTGTTTAAGATAATTATCAACTTTATATATCTTAAGCCCATCTATTGTATCATAGTAATCTAGATAATTAGTAAACATAGAATTCTCAGCTCCTACTAGAATAGAGCAATAGATATCATCTGCTTGTACTACTTCGGATACAAAGTACTTCCATATCTTAGCAAAGTTCATTTTATCTATCAAATCGGGGCCTATAAGAGTTCCAGCTATCATGTAACCTTTCATCTTCTTTGTATGCCTATAGAATAAAGCAGCTTGCCCTTCTTGTATTAAACTAACATGTGCAAATACCATTAGACTATCTCCACTACTGCAGATGAAAACACATTACCCATACCAGCGCCTAAACTAAGAAACCTACCAGATTCTTCTTGAATAGCTAAGGCTGTCTCTACAGCAGTAGAGGTACCCATGGTATGGCCAATACGTAATTTATAGTTAACTGTTCTAATATCCCCAAAGGTCTCTTTAAGTATAACTTCTTCAATCTGGTTATCTAACGAAAAGGTACTGTGGGTTTTAACAAAATCAATACCGTCTGTAAACACTCGATTAATAACATTTCTATACCCAGTGCCTTCAGGTGATATACCTAGAGGAGTGTTATGTACTTCCGCTCCAACATACATGTCTTCTATCTTAGCTAACGGCTTATGTTCATTACTCCAAGCTGAATAACCCGTCTCAAAGACTGATATATTACAAGCTTGTCCGCATCTAAACTTAACAATATCAGGGTTATTTTCTTCATCAACTAGTTTCGATAAGCCGTATTCCCCAAATATTGATAAGTAATCTTCTGAGGTTCCATCATCTACAGCGATAACTACTACTGTATCTAAGGCACCGGCTTTCATCATATTACGTGCAGTATACCAGGCTGAGTGGCCGCTTATACAACTAGTCGCATCTGTAGAGATATATTCAAACTTACCAATCTTATTAGCTATAGAGCCCGCATATATCTGATTCTCGGCCATTACAGGTATTCTATATGTAGGGTATTGGTCCGACCATTTAACAGTAGTCAAATGGCCCATCCAATGGGTACCCCCTGCAGCTAATATCAGCCCTGTCTTACAGAATTCCGATTCAGTGCATTCACGTAAGAACTCAAATGTACCCTGAGTAGCTCCATGTTGACCTTTTAATACATAGTTCACTAACTCTTCACAGGCTGTTCTAATACCTTGTTTAACTACCATACCTCCACCATTATTAACTAGATGGGCATACTGAGGGTAGGTTACATAGTCTAATAAAGTTGTAGCCTCAGAGTATACAGAGTTGGTATGGGTTAAAAGCATCGTTTGCTGTATTCTACAGCCTCTTTAAAGGTATAGGTCTGAGTCGCTTCTTTCATTACAAATGCCTTCAGATCTGTACCGGTATTCTTACCAGACATCATAAAATCATTAACTTTATCTTCTGGAATACCAAACAGTTGGGATATCCATATAAAGAAAACGACAGTACTTAAACTATCTAACTTCTCGATAGTAATCTTCTCATCCATAGATTCAATAGGAACATACTCCTCACCCATAGGCGCATCGAGCTTGAATAGATGATTGATAATGATCAAGAACTGTTCATCCGTAAAGTCGAATGACGTAGTCTTAAAGTCAGATTCTTTGAATGTCATAGGATTCCTTCCGTTATTAATGATCAGCAGAAAACTACAATTTCCACTATTTAACTTATGATGCTAATATAAGTAAACTTAATAAGCAACAACAATAAAGGAACGATTTATGAGCAGTAAAGAAACTAATCCTAAAGATGCCATTGCTATTAAGAAACCTAGATTCCATTCAGGTATGCCGGCAAACGTAACTCGTGAAGTGAGTGTTGGCCTTATGGAAGGTAGTATGAAGTATGGACGACATAACTACCGAGTAGCCGGTGTTCGAGCTAGTGTCTACATAGATGCTACTATGGGCCACTTACTAGACTATTGGGAAGGCCAGGATATCGATCCAGATAGTAACCTTCATCATATTACTAAAGCTATTGCATCATTATACGTATTGCGTGATGCACAGATGCGTGATATGTGTGAAGATGATCGTCCGCCTAAATCCGATGTTGAAGGGGATAAGGAACGATTACAGGTAATAGTAGATCAACTGTTTAAGAAGTATCCTAATCCAGCCCCAGCTTATGTAGATGGGGATACAAATCTACGAAAGTAGACTACATAACGTATGGATTTACAAAACTTTAAAGTAGCATTGGTACAAGGGGTTATAGTATTAGTTCCTACATATACTATGGCCTTCTTAACTGATAAAATGGTCTGGACAATCCCTATGCTTGCTGCATCTGGATTTATAGCTGCTAGTCTTAAAAAAGATGATACTGACCGTAAGGTTGATGATGATGGAATGAGAAAAGATAATGAATCTGGACATCACCATCCTGATCTAGAAGATGGATAATAGCTTAATACTCTGGGGCGCACCTGTGTAATCTCCTTCATGCTTGTGTGGTGAGTACAGGCATACTACCCTGTAATGCTTTCTGGGCTTCTGACCCCAAGTAATCAACAGAACCAGAGCGTTAAAAACTTAGGTGCGGGCAACTTTCATTAAGTTAAATTACAGGAACTCACAGAAGGAAGGAACGGCCTACATTGAAATAACTCAGTGTAGGCCGTTTTAATACAATGGGTTAATATCCCCACATAACCCGAGGAGTCTTGTTGACGTCTATATCAACATGCAACACTAGCTGACCCCCCATTTTCCCATACCCAATACGGTGAAACTTCTTAGTTGCAAATATAGCTTCCATTATATCGTAAGCATAAGAAGAACTAGGAATAGCAATATCTGCTGCCCAGCCTTGTACGTGGCTAGAGGTATTTACGCCACCAACGGCCTTATTATGCTCTTCACATCTATAACCAGAAGTTATAGACATAGGCTCTTCTAGAGAAGTTCTAACTTCTTGCAAAGCGTGAAGTAGCTCGATCTTTGTTTCATTCATTCCACATCCACATGAACAACCAAACTCTGCGAGACTAAAATTAGCGGTTCCTGCCATTCCATACCTCCTTATTGTACACGTTTTCTAGTCTTTTTCTTTTTAGGCTTGTTTACTGGTGGTTTAGTAGGTGGTTTACCATAAGCTCCTGCTATATTAGCCATCTCGTATACTCCTGTTAGTTTACGGCGATTCTTTATATGAGCTGATTCAATAGCATCTTTACTCTGTCCAAAATAGGCAACAGCTAGATGCTCTTTAATCATCTGTTTATTCAAGTTGATCTTATCAACTATGATCTCACCAAGTATTCTACCAAACTTACCCTTCTTATCTAAATAGGTCCTAAGCGTAATGTAAGAGCCCTTAGCACATCTATCCTTTAAGAACTGTGCTGATAGCTTACCGTAGAACTTCTCCTCTTTATCCCTAGTTCTAGACTCCGGTGTATCAATACCAAACAGTCTTATCCTCTGTTTAGAGAGGATAATGCTAAATCCTAGATCTATATCTACATCAATAGTATCTCCATCAATTACTTTAACTACTTTTGCTTGATATTCATTCATCTGGAGTAGTGTCCTCAGTATCTTTTTTAGGTTCACATACTTCTTTATAGATATCGTTATTTCTAGCTACTTTAGATAGATCCGTAATAACTATTTTAGGCGGATTATTATCTGTAAGCCATTGCTTAGTAGCAGGATCTAACTTAATCTCTTCATACCAGGCACATTCTTTAGAGTAATATGTATCCGCGTTGTATAGCCCTAATGCAAAGTTAGCTGTTGGAGCTACTAACTCACCCACCATACTACAGGCCGTCAAGGACATCAGGCATAGTGTTACGAACCCTAACTTTAGCTTTGGCTTCATCGATCTCTTTCTCCACATCTGCACTTGCGGCCATCCCTTTAGGATGATTAATGTTATTAAATACATTACCAGCTAGCCAGTTAAATATAGGCCATACGGTTCCTAGTACAGGTATCTTCTGTACAAACTTATCAGGCAAAGCTCCGGTGAGTGCTGTGAACACAAGCACTACTTGTCCTGCTATTTCAAACCATCCTTGTCCTTCAAACATTGCAGCTATATCCATAATTACTCCTTTATTTGTGTAGTCCTACCCAAGCGAATACCGCAGTAACAGTGGTAAGTAGCATAAACCACATCTTATGTGCCGTAGATTGGGCTGTTTTTAGATTACGAACTTCCCCTACCAAGCCGTTCATCTTATTTTCGCCTCTCAGAATTGTCTCATGATCGTGAATATCACCAATGACATGCTGTAATCTTTCATTTACTATCTTAATATCCGTATGCATTGCTGTTAGTTTGTCGAGTACAACCTGGTCATTCATCGTTATTTTACCTTATCATCAGGGTTTCTACCGATTCTCCGTTCATCTGGAGCTAACCCATACCGTACTCTGATCATGGTATCAAGACGAATTAGATCTGATTGAGCTACAGTAGTCTTATCTATCAAAGCAATAACAATTCCTTTTAAATCCTTAATATCAGCTTCTGTCTGTGCCTGTGCTTCAGTTATCTTCTCAACTAT